TGTAGTGTGTTCAATTTTTACCACCTGCCTTTATTTCAACTAACCCCATACCGCACCGGCAGCGCGGATGCCTGGTTGGACATAGCACACCACCAGAAAACTTAGCATCCAAGTGAACCGTTTCACCATGCATTTTCTTACAGATAGGGCAAGCCAGATCATCCTTTGTGGTTAACCACCGCTTATACATTTTACTTTTATCCAGCAAACCTTTTTCTGCCGCCTGCTGCCAGAGAAGCAACTGCCCGTTGTTGCTGGCCATGATTGTTTCAGTTCTCGCTATGGTTTCGGCTCTATGCTCAACCAGCCTTCGGGTGTAAGCTGCAGCCATTTTGTTTAGCTGATCCTGCGGCAAGGTCTTGTCCTTCATCAGCTTGGCCCGGTATTTTAACGCTGCCCGTGCTCCGCGCTCAGTCAGTCCGATAAACTGCTTAATCGTTCTTGCAGTTTCCCTTGGATGCCCGCCATTTTCAAAGGCATCTTGGATGATCGACCTAACTGCAAGCTTAGTATTTAGGCTAACATTTGTTATCAGTTCTCCGGTATGTGCCTTAATCCAGTCCACAGCCAGCGGGTTAAGCAGGTCGAAGGCTAAAGATATCCCAAACCGAGCACTCAAGGCGGTAGCAGCTACAGGCCCGGCTAATCCAACGATGCCGGTAATAATCGGTTTAAACCCACTTAGTCTTTCGTCTAAAATGTCCCAGTTTATGGCGATCATAGCGGCTTCAATATTTCCGGTTTCCAAAGCTTTTTCTACAGCATCAAGGGTAAGACTCCCCTGTGTTGCAGCCACAGCCGCAATGAATGCCCTCATCATCTCCGGCATGGACTTGTCCGCTATTTTTTGTAGCTGCAGGTACTCCGGTAACGCCTCCTTGGTGCTCATAAAAAAACCTTTGCCTTCCAGGTCGGCCTCCTTTTGCTTCTGGAGGTTTTTGTCTTTACCGTCCTGACCGGGATCTGGTTTTTCTTCTGTCTCAAATTTATCACCGTCGGGTACCGGCTTGTAGCCAAGTATCGACCTGGCTTCATTCTTGGTTATTATCCCGTCTTTTTTTGCTGTGCTGGCCCGACTCCATTTGTCGTTTTCGTTCTCCTGCAGCGCTTTGACATGGCTCGTATCGAAGCGACAATAGGTGTTACCGTCAAAGCCGTATTCATCAGTCATGCCCAAATTTACCCGACCGCCTAAACGCACCATGAGAGGACTAAGGGTTTCCTCCCAAAATGACTTCCTGGCTTCCTCATAATTCGAGAATGTCGACCGCTGTAAACCAGAATTAGCACCAACTAATATAGGCGGCACCCCAAAACCTGAGCATATGCGAGTTTCCGAAATATTGCGCAAGTCAGGGAATTCCAAGTCTCTCAGGTTCATACCGATAGTTTTAACGTCCATCCCCGCCTGTAAAATCGCTGGTTCACCGCGATTTTTCCCACCAAACTTCTGCTTCCAGATTTTCGCCAACCTATCTGACAAAGGCTTGTCGATAGCTGTCTGAGTAGTTACGATAGTAGGCGGTGTGGCGCTGTTTTCTAACATAGACTTAACAAAATCCGTTGCCTCGTTGTCTGTAGCAATTGCCCTAGAAATAGCCTTCAGGAGCGGCATACCGAAAAAATAATCTGTCGGGTGGAAGTATTTAAAGTGAATAACGTCAGCAGGATCGAGCGGGTACCAAATACCACCGATCTCATAGACGTATTGACTTATGTATTTCACGTTGTCCGGAACGATTCTTACCCTGTCCGGTCTGAGTGGCCAGAGCTCCACCACGCGCCCGGCAGCACTCCTTGCCTTTTCCCAGAAGGCATTTCCTGCAATGTCTAAGTAGGTAACCGTCATTTCGAGAAGCTCAAATTCCGTCATGAAAGGGTTTGGCTTTTGCAGCAGCTGCCGCAAAGGATGATCCGGTATTATTTCCTCGCCGTCTTTGGTTCGCTGGTAAACTTGCAATGTGGCCTCTGGTAGGCTTGTGGCCCTTTCGTTTATGCAGGCAAATACTAATTCATTTTTTGAATAGCCGTTTAAAGCATAGCTTTCGTAGCTATGCGGCATATACTGCGGCTGGCCCTGCTGCCAAGGTAGCACCATCTGACCAACCGATTTTTCTTCAAAATTATTACTCCTGTTCGGCAGGCGCCCGGTAAATGCATATTTAAATCTGTCTATTATACCCATTTCAACACCTGCCTTAAAAAATATCTGGTACTGGGAATTTTAAAAACCTGTTAAGAGCCTGGGTCATTCCGTCTACTTGATCGTCGTTGGCTCCGTTCGGGAACGCTGCACATTCCTCCACAAAATCGTTTATCCAAGGAGCGATTGACGGATCCGGCAGAAAAACATTACCGGCTTCAGCTGCTGAACTAACGGCGTGCGCCCTTACTTCCTTGCCGCCCTCCGGGTTAACTGGTACTAAACCCGGTATTTGCGTAGTAAGGGTAGAAATAACCGCTGGCCCGTTTGCCTTATCCTCAATCAGCTTCAGAAAAGCATTCGGCCATTTAGCCGTTAGGTTTTTGACGGCCTGCAGGGTTGCAGGAAAATTTAGCTTTGCCCTAACCTGATCTAGCAGGTAAAACAACGCCCCTATCCTACCCCAAATTTGTCCAACAACGTAGTCGCTGCCCTTTGTATCCTTGAACGTGCAGTCCCACGACTGAATAATTTCGTCGAACCGTTCAGGCATATGCCGGTAATACTGCCACCAATGGCGCTTGAATATTCCACCCTCTGCAGGACTTGGCCTTTGCTGGTACTGGCCCGCATAACCATAGCTGCCCAGGTCTTTTTTGACCTGCTCGATCTCTTTTACATCTTCTCGCTCAGGCCAAAGAAGATCATCGGGCTCACGGATAATTTCTTTTCCGCTGATAGGCATTGATATGATTGTTCTTTTATCAGCCTCAGCAGGTAAGCAAAGATGCTCCCAGCCTCCCTGAGCCAACAGGTAGCCGGATAAATCCTTTTCATGCAAGCGCTGCATTACTACGACAATGGCATCTTTTTTCTTGTTATCCAAACGGGTCGTAAGGGTTTGATTAAAGAACGTCACACCTGACTCACGCTGTGTATCTGACTGCGCTTCCTGCGGGTTGTGTGGGTCGTCGACTACAATGCGATTACCGCCCTTGCCAGTTGCGGTACCGCCGACAGACGTTGAGACCATAACCCCGCGCTTATCGTTTAAATACTCAGTTTTTACGTTCTGGTCAGACACAAGAAAAAACCGGTTTCCCCAGTTCTTCTGATACCAGTCTGACTGAATAATTGTTCGTCTGTCAACGCTGTGCTTGGTCGAAAGACTAGAACTGTATGAAGCGAATATCCAGCGCGTTTCTGGCTTTCGTATCCATTCCCAGGTTGGCCAGCAGACAGAAACAGAAATACTTTTCATGTACCGGGGAGGAATATTTATCAGTAAGCGCTTGATCTGACCAGCCGAAACAGCTTCCAAGTGTTCAGATATTGCGTCTATGTGCCAGTTATGCAGGTATTCAGTTCCCGGTTCTATGACGTCCCAGGCTTGCTTTATGTAGGCTGATAGGCTTTGCTCAGCTTGGTATTTTGCTTCTTCTTCCAGCAGTATTAACAGTTCTAATTCTTCTTCTGCGGTCAGCATATCTCTATCCACCGCCTAACTTACTCTGAAGTTCGGCTATGCGTTTTTGGCGATCTTCTGGTGTCATGAAGCTGTTGCCTGCTGCTAGTGCTGGGTTTTTTATGTTCTTTTGCTTTTCCAGTTCAAGTTTTTCTTTTGCAAGCTGCAGGTTGGCATCTTCGATCATTCTTTTGTGTTTATCCGGCAGAAGGTCGAAATATCTACTTAGCTTTTCCAGTGCGTCCATGCGATCAACAAGCTTAATGCCAATGCCATCCTTGCCTTTTTTAACCTCAGCTATGACAGAGGTGTCAATATCGGAACTGTTTTTAAAGTTTACAAAATTAACTGTTCTCGTTACTGGATTGCCTTTACTGTCAAGTATAGGATTACCTATGTCGTTAAACTCCTGCACATCCTTCTGACCAAACTCCAGGAAGTCAGAGATGTCGGCGAAGGCTATGGCTATGTATTTATTCAGGACGTCCATAACGTCTATGAAGAGTTCTTCTTGGATGCGTCCTTTAAGCCTGCGGATTTCTTTTTTTACCTTAGTATTTCTTATCAGGTTACTGCCTGTTACGTGGGCAGATTCCTTACTATACCCTGCCTTTATTGCTGCCTGCGTTGCATTAAAGGTCTTGACAAAGTAAAGACAGAAAAGCCTCTGTTTTTCGGTTAACCCATTGCTTTCTGTATCAGCTTCATTGCTACTATTTTCCGTGTCACTCTTTTGTTTTTTAGATTCCCTATTTTGTTCTGTTTTGTTCTGTTTTTTTGTTTCGTTTTGTTCTTTTTCCGGATTCTCTTTCTGAAACTTTTTAAACTCTCGCCTAACAGCTACAGGGTGAAGATCTTTTGTTTTTGCAAACTCCGCTACATTTTTGTAACCACCCTTACTGTATTCAGAGTATAAAAGTTCCCAGTTATGCTTTGCAGGTCTGGCCATCACCTCACCTTCATTCTTCTGCTATATCTAAAAACAAAAGAAGCCCGAAGGCTCCTCATTTTTTCTTATATTTCTGTCTGAATTCCTCAAGCATTTTTTCTTTATCTGATTTAATATTTTTATACCAACCCGGTATTAACTTCCATTCACCGTTCACACATTTATAGTCATTGGGATTCACTGGACTAACTAACAAGGGATCCGCTCCGACAACCTTCCTCATCACATCAACCCCTACTTCGATAATACCATTATAAGTCATTTTCAACCCCCAAATGTGACATGTTTGCGACATGATTCATTAACCAGTCCCAGTTCGGCGGCAATAGCCCAGCAGATAGCCTCAGACCAACGATAGACCGTCCTGCGGTCAATATTCAATTCCTGCGCTATACCGGCATCAGTTAACCTTCGTGGTCTTTGCCAATATTTCAACTGCACCAATTTAACTTTTTCTTCTAACAACTCCCCAGTAACTAAATCAATAGCCTTAACAACCTGCTCCATGCGCTTAATCCGCTTGTTGGTCAGTATGGCAATAACTTTAGCCTCGGTTGGTCTACCTATCCGGCGTGTAACTAACCCTACATTTCCTCCTACATCATCAGTGGCGGGAGCGCCTTCAGCTATATCTTCCTTGGCCTCAATTAAATCTATTTTTGTTTGATGATAATCCCGAAGCTCTGCCTCTATATATGCTTTTATTTCATTTCTTAGCTTCAATATTGCCACCCTCCCCATTAAATATGTATTAGCCAGGCGCTTAGCCTGGCTTGTGTTGCTTATTCCTTTTCTTCCTCAATCTCAAAATCATCTAAATGACTTTCTCGCACATTTCCTTGTTCTGGTTTATATACCATGTGCCATTGTATTTCATTTATTTCACATACTGGTTTCTCGTCATCATCAACGAGACTCAAAGGCATATTAGCATTGAATAACTTTTCCTCTGCCTCTTCCTTGCTGTTGGCTTCAATACAGTAATTAATCCTGGCAACCACACTTACCTGACCATAAAACTCCTTCAACAGACACACCTCCATTAATCAACTAACCTTCTTTTTCTTCCGGTTCCCCTTCTTTACTTCCACCGGCACCAGCTTCACTGCCGCGAATATGATATTTGGAGCCATTGTGGTCAGTATTTCATAGTTAATTTTCATGGTTTACCTCCTGCATCCTAACTTAAAACGCACCTTCTCAGCATTGTCCTTCCAAAACCCCAGCTCCGTATCATCCACCTGAAGGCTTTCAGGCTTGCATCCTGGGGACTGTTTTTTACAGTCCATACAGAAAAGAGTACTAACTAACTGGTCAAATGGGATTTTCTTGGTTGTTGTAGCTTTCTTAGATGCCATTTAGCCGACCTCCCATACAAAAACTTCTGTCCTAGGCTTCTCCCGGTCAATTTCAAACCTTGGTGGCGGCAGCTCCAACACCTGACTGTTATCCTCCGCTATGATTTCCGCGTATCTCAGCGCATCCAACAGCAACTTAGGCGTGTAGTTGTCGGTGTCTCGCTTTCGGCGAGTGCTGAAAAAATATATTACCTCCACCCGTACCAGCTCATACTTTGGCAGGCCAAAAACCAGTTTCAGCGAACCAATAGCGCTGGACAGCTCTTTTATTTTCGCCTGATATACCGTCCAGTGCCACTTGTTCCAAATATTTAGACTAGGTAGCACCTCCGGTATTTGAATCCAGGACCCGTTTGGCAGTCGCTTAGCGTCCCATTGCAGAGAGGGAATGGAAGCAGGCATATTGTTTCTTGACCGCTTTTTCCCCTTTCCCCCTATGCCCAAGGCCCTAGCTTGCTGACTACTTAGCCTGAGCAACCTTAAGCACTCTGGGACGCCCAGTCTCCCGGTTAACGATGTGCAGCTCGGTATGCAAACTTTTTACAACTAGCCAGTTACTGGGATTAAGCCTGGCCTTAGTCATAACAGCCTTTTGCTTGGCTGTTGGGTTTTTGCCGTGTTTCAAACGTAATCACTCCTTAAAAATTAAACGCTACTTGTTTACCCCTTAATTCCTCTCTGTGTACGGCTATTTTGTGACGTTTCTTAATTTCTTCTTTTCTCCTAGCTAATTCACAAAGCGGCAAACCCTGTATCCAGGTGTATTTCTCGTTTTCAAATACAGCTGCTTTCCAGAATAATTCCGGATGACGCTCCAAGAGTTCCACCCATTCTATACGCCTTTGGAACGGGCAACAGTAGCATCCTGAGCGCGATCTCCACTCGTAAAATCCCGGAAGTCCTATTCCCGCCAAATCCAATATCCTGACTATATCTGACTTAACTATTCCCTGTTCCCGAAAGGTGTACTTTGTTGTTATGTTGCTAGGCCACTTCCAACCTCGGTCAGACTTCGCTTCGTCTGCAGTCAACCCTACATGCATCAGAACTTCATCTTGTCCAAGGTACTTGGAAAGTGGCTCTATTTTGGTCTTTCGAGTACACCACCGGGCTTTGGCGCTTGGTAGGAAGTTACCCCACTTACCCAACATACCTTCAAAGTCGCTTTTTAGGACGGTTATTTTCCCGACTACACTTTCCAACTTCGGCAGGTAAGCGTAAGCTTCTGGCAACTCTGCACCATTATCAACAAACAAGAATTCAAAATTTTTAGCTGGGTACTTTGCTTTTGAATAAACAGCTAATGCGCTGCTATCCTTGCCTAAACTAAGACTAACAATCTCTCGCACACCCGCACCACTTTAACTGAATTAATCAGCTAAGTGGGATTGGTACCGTATTACGTTGCCTACTACCAACTAAATAGTGGAGTCCCCAACCATGCTCAGTTTTACGTCTAGTCATATGGCACCCGGCGTATCTCCGGAATTTCTACGGATATCCTCCCGACAGAGGGTAGTTATCTATTGACCGATTAGTCTCAATATCCGTTTTCGACAACCCGCGTTAACGGGGTAACTGAGTTATGCGAGAGAAGAATAGGTTTTTGTTTTGCATAAGATCACCCTTCCTGGGTTTGACCGGCTCGGCACCGGTCGGCTATGTATTTTGATTAACCATACAGCAACCACTCCCGAACTCCTAAGGGAAAGCGTTTTACTTGCTTAGAATTGCGCTTTAACCTATGCCTTGGGAGCTTTCCGCCATTGAAATCTGACTCCCTAATCCCGTTGTCATACCGCCATTTCCGAAGGCATTGTTTGCTGCGCGTAAACCCTGCCTCGATATAGATTTTATATACTAGCTCGATTGGCAGTTTAAGGCCGGCTATGCGTTTTTCCTCGTCGGAATACTGATTACTGTATTTACTATATCCCATCACACCGCCCTCCTAACTTGGTCGACCAACCTAACAACGTCGCTGTATTTCTTGATCCCATACCTGCCAAGGATAATAAACAGCGTAGCGTAGTCATGACGTTTCATTTTCTTAATCCGCTGCGCCATTATCTCTTCAATTCTCAGACTTACGGCACCAGGGAAGGTTGTCCCGGTCTCTACGATAGCCTGTTCGATAAGCCTTATGGCCTCGCGTTTTACGCCTTTAACCATCGGCAGTCACCTTCCTCCTCGCGAGATATAGTTGGAGTTTGGCCAAAAGCCCTACGGGTGCAGATTCAAGTTTATCCAGCCTGACAGTATGGCTATTGATTATGGCCCGCTTAAATCCGCTATTTTCCTGCATCACTTCGAGGACACGCTCAATGGTTTCTTTTTCCTCAGTGAGTTTAAAAATTTCTTGATGCAAATGTGCAGCATACCTAGAAGTTACTAAAGCCAAATCTGTGACTGCTTTAACTTTCCGCTCCAAACGTTGGATGCGTGTTCTTCGCTTTTTCATCTCGTTTTCCCCTCCTGCTCATATTTACGAATATACCAGGTCCTCCTTCGCAGGCATTACCCATATTTCCTGATGACTCAATTCCCATACATCAAGCTTGCTCAATAGAAGTGTCCTAAGTATTTCTTCTGCTATGGCCCGTCCAGTCGCTGGAGGAACTGCATTGCCAATTTGTTCTCTATTTTTTGCGTCGGAATTTCCAGCTAATACTACCGGGCTACCGTCCGGCATATAGAGAGGAAAACCCTGCAAGGCCATCAGCTCCCAGGTTGTAAGCGGCCTATGCCAACTGCCATCTAGCGCAATTATTACCCAAACTCCGCCTTCATTGTCTGCAGGTATCCTTGGATCTGCTACTGCAGCAGATCCGGCATGAACATCAGCACTTGTAACTGTTTTGGCTGGTTCATCCCATGCCTGAACTCCGTAACTACCATTTCTACAAATACAACCAAGACGTGGGTCTGCAACCGCAGTAGGGCAATTGCTACTTGTTACTGATGCACTACCAGTAACTGACTGTGACGGTTCTTTCCAGTCAAGAACGCCCATAAGTCCAGGACTGCCTTTAAAATTCTTACCCAGGTCGCTATTCCTTCTTGGGTCCGATATTGAAATAGCCCCATTACTCGGATTCATTGCCCCGGTTACGGTCCTAGACGGTTCATCCCACTGGCTGATTCTGTATATGCCGGAGTGTGTACTGTCTTTAAATCCAGTTCGAGGATCCGCAATGGCCGGAGCACCACTCCCAAACCGGGTGCCAGTGACACACGGTCCCGGATCCTGCCACCTAACCACCTGATATACTCCTGGATGGCGATTATCTCTCTCTGTCAGTCTTGGATCTGCGATAGCTGAAGCCTGACTTCCTCCTACCCTGGCATTTCCGATAATTGCGCAAGATGGCTTTTCCCAATCAAGAACACCTAATGCAGCGTTTCTCGGAATATGCTCAAGCTTATATTCTTCAGGAGATATTTTCTCTAGATCCCGCCAATCTCCACCTGCCGGAATAAGCGCCAATCGCACCCAGGTTTTCCACTGCAGGCGTCTCATTCTATGCATCGGCCCACCTTTCGGGTCATCCGGCATCGGTAGTGAACCTAATATTTCACCGATTGACTTTACTCGCAATTTGGGCGGTTGGTAAACAAAGTTTTGCACCTTATCCGGACGTCTAGCTATTAGCAAATACCTTTTCCGGTGTTGCCCTAAGCCACCTAACTCCCCACAATCATGTAACGCTTCGTGAAAAACATACCCATGGGAACCTAATAACTGTTTGATTTGTTTCAGTAAACCGGCTCCCCTGGTAGTTATGCGCGGGACATTTTCTATCATGATTATTCCCGGTAAGTCATCTCGGAAAGCTTCAAGTGCCAGTCTAATTCCGCGAACAGTCAACCTGTTTAGGGCCTGATATTTTTCCGATTCAGATGATTTTTTAGGCAATAGCCCCGAGAAACCTTTGCACGGCGGACTGAGGAATAACGCATCTGGACATATACCTCTGGTAACCCTAATTAAATCCTCTGGCACTACTTCCTGCCAGTCTACTGGAGGCTCATGACCATGAAATGCCACATAATCTTCGCGACTAAAGAGGTCCATACAAAAGGCAGGGTTACCGGTAAACATCTCAAAATTTGTGCAGGCCAACGGGTCACAATCTACCCCACCTAAGCTGATGAAGCTAGCCCGGATGCCACGGTATTCGGTTTCAGCATTTTGAACTCCAAGTGCCAGTCCACCACTGCCGGAGAACATATGAAAATCTGTGAATGTGTATTCGATAGTGTTCACCTCCCCCTTCATGAGGTTATTTTGTTTTATTGAGCCGCTTCTGTAGCCTGATATCCACATCAGCTTCCAGCATGTACGGCTGACAAAGCTCAATTATCCTACTTGCAGCACGATCCCCGATTGCCTCGCCAACGTCCTCGACACTAAGGTTTGTAGTGATAACGGTTGGTAGGTTATGGTTAATTCTGTAGTTAAGTATCGTGAATAACTTACCCCTTGCCCACTCGGTATACTGGTGCGCTCCAAGGTCATCCAGGATTAACACCGCTACTTCCTTGGCCGTATCGATCAGATCCATTTCGCTGTATTCGCTGCCCTTATTGTAGGTGTCCTTAATCTGGTCAAGTAAATCAGGCACGACACAAAAAAGAGTGTTAATATTTTTTCTAAGCAACTCGTTAGCTATACAACAAGCTAAATAAGTTTTTCCTCTGCCCGTTAAGCCAGTTAGAATTAGTCCATCGGCCTGACCCTCAATAACATTTTTTGTAAAGGTTTTAGCCGCTTCAACTGCCTTCTTAGCCGCAAATATTTTATCGCCGTAGTAGCTAAAATTGAAATTTTCAAAGGTCTGTTTTAGCATGGATTTTGACATTTTGGAGTTCTTGAAACGGTTAATTATCTGCCGCCTAATCATGCATTCACAGCGTTTTGCCGTGTTGCCGTCTATTACGACAATGCCCCGATCTTGGCATATCTCGCACATATGATCACCCTAATTATTATAAAGTTGCCTAAGGAGTTCCTTTTCCTTGTCCACGTTTTTAGGATTACCCCAAGTATCTGCTTGGGGACTGGCCCTGGATTTGCTTTTATTATCTTGCTTCTTACTCTGACAATCTTTAAACTCTTTATCTCTCTCCTGAACCTCTTGCATTGTTCTGATATTGTTTTTAAGCCAGTCAAACAGAATACTGCTTATATAGCTAAACTTGAACTTACCTGCAAAAACAGCACGTCTTAGTGCCTCTAAAATAAGCTCGTTGGTTAGCTTGTCGTTATTAATCCATTCTGTTAGCTGAGTTATTTCCATCGGCCCAAGGGGTCTGGCAAATTCATTTTCAAAAATCGAATAAAGATTTTCGCATAATTTTCCGCTATCTGCTGTATCATCATTAATTTCTTTATCTTTCTTTAGATCTTTCTTTAGGCATGGCTCTAAGCCTTGTGTTTCGTGGCCTAGAGGCTGGTTTACCCTTGCACAATCGTGCAACCCTTGTATTGCACATATGTACAACCCTTGTATTGCACAATCGTGCAACCCCTGCACATCTATGCAATCCTTGTCCCATTCTGCAACCCTTGTATTATAGGTATAGGTAGGAGCCTTGCCCGGCTGATATGAAGTACGAATAATGACTTTACAGTTAACCAGCTGTTTAATTTGTCTGGAAATATATTGTTCGCTGGTACTACAAGCCTGGGCAAACTCCTTTAGGGATATTTGATCCTCTTTTTGTCCCCACCCATAAGTCCTGCGCCACAAGAAAAGACAAATGCCTTTCTGTATCCCGTTCAGCTTAGACATGGCCAGGGCTTCCAGGAGTAAATTTGCAATTTTTGTATACCCGTCGTCGGTATCGGCTTTGAAATTATCTCTGTCGCCCTTGGCCAATTACCACACCTACCCCGTGTAGATTTACGTGCCTTCTGCCATACCTATTTCGTCTCCCCAAGCATCCCAATTCGGCCTTCTGCTTCGGGCAAACAGCTCCAAAAACGGGCCACCTGGAACCATGCGTTCAGCTCTGTCATACTGCTCATCAGGCTTGGCGCTATGCTTTGTCCTCGGCGCTATTATTGCCCCTGGAATTCCCCTGTCCTTAATAAGAGAAGCACCCTTGCCCTTAGTACATACCAGAATTTCTTCCGAACATGAGCGGGTAGTTTTCCCGCCACCGATCTGATACACAAGTCGCTTCTTTCTTTCGTCCCATCGCGCCTTTACCCATGGTATTGCCGTAGAATACTTAAATCCCCAAGCTTTCATCACCGGCCAAGGATGCGTTTGTTTGATCGGGTGGGTGCTCCACAGCAACAGGATCGCGTCCTGTGCTGTGATAGATTTTACCCACTCGCCCAAACTGCAGATTTCTTGTAAAGACATAGTGTCGTAGTGCTTGCCGGATTTCCGCTGTTTTCCCTCGTATGCCGGGCTTAGCCTGGTGCCTTGGTCATTGTAACGCCACGGCGGATCCGCGATAATCAAGCGATACTTTTGCATCATCAATCCTCGTCTTTAATATTTTTCATGCGATCGACAATGTTTTTAATCTCAGCAAGATTATAAATAATAACCTCAACGTCCCATAGCTTAAAATCATCGTTATTGAGCCAATAATTATTCCACTTTATAATTTTTGCGCTTGGGAACGCTGTTTTTAACAGATAGTTTATTTTCTTCCTGTTTGTCGGAGTGTCAAGTAGAACGTACTCTCGATCACCTTTAACTAAAGTAAGTTCATAACCATCGTCAAGCAATTCATTTAATTTACTTCTGCGCTCCTGCTCCTCGGTGATAGGTTTTCTTGAGAAGGTGCTAACAGTGTTAAGGCTAAGGCAAAACCTTCCCTTGTAACCGTACGATCCGAAAGCATCATCCGTCACAAGATTAAAACCCTGCATGTTCCACCAGGCATATAATCCGTCGTGCATCTCTCGGAGTAATTCTTTAACCCCAGACACAGGGTTATTATCAGCCAGTTGTTGCTCTAACTCCTTAATTTTCCTATTAGCCTGTCTAATGCCGCCAAACATATCATCAATCCTGCTGGCGGCTTGCGAATCATATCCGAGGATTTTTGAAAATCCAGCAGTGTGGCTTTCCATGAGGCTTATAAGAGTATCTTTCATTTCCACCGACAACTCATCATTATTAAGCCATTCGTGAAGTTGTTTTGCTGCAAAAAACAGATCAGATATAGATTTAAGGCAAACAGCCTTGTTGTCTTCATTTAACACAACTAATTTTTCTTGTATTATTTCAGTCATTCCGCACCTCCAGGAGTTCCGAGTTTTGATGAATGTTGCCAATAACCTCAGAAACTTTTAACCAATATCCTAAATCCTTACGAAGCAATAATCCGTCAATTAGCCAGTCCACATAAAAACCAATGTGACCGCCAGTTCGCATGTCGTTATCGCGATATTCCCCAAACCTAATAACACCTATATAATTACTTCCAGGGTATGAAATAATATCATCCCTATACGCCTCTTTGTCGTGTTTATCAGTAAGACCAGTACATTGCATCACCACATACTGTTCACCAATTATTTTTCCGTTCGGGTCATACGCCTTCCTGATATGGTTACTCATGATCCCTGCCATTGAGATCGGCGAATCGACGATCATATGCTTTAGCTCAGTGTCCCATGCGCGATACTTAACTTCTCTGCCCATTTAACACCTCCGGAAACCCTTGAATTTTCTCCGGCCATTTAAGATTATCCTTAAGAAATACCGGTACCCCTGCCAATCTACATTGGTCAATAATATCCTGCACCCAACCAGAGGGCGGTAACTTTACTCCTGGTCCTGTTAGAGCACCAACGATAACCCAGTTGATACCGCCATATAAATTAGTTTCTGGGCAACCGCTTCCCAAGTGACACTCAGGAGTATCGTTTTTGTCGTTAGTACAAGTCCCATCATCAGTGTCGATAAATCTGCAAAACGGTATTGGCCTGAGATAATCACTTAAAGAAACTCTCCCTAAAAGAGGTTCTATTGATATAAATCTCACTTCCGTCTGTACCTGCAGCAGTTCCTGAATCCTGAAATCTTTGCTTTGTTCTTCAACAGTTACCCCGCACCAGCAATTGTCGGGAAACTCAAACTTTTTGTATCCCAAATGGTTCTTTGTCAGGAAAATAAACGTGAGCTGTGGACACTTCCTGATAGTATCTAATACGCTTTCGATAACTTCTTCTTTGTGAAATGTTAGATTATTTGGTCCCTTCCAGTTCCAGTCACCAAATAAATCCCCCATACTGCTCACGAATATTTTTGCTGGATTTTTAACTGCCAATGGTTCTATGATTCTTGCAGGATGAACCGTAGGATAAAAACCTCTAGGAAAAGCTTTCCCATCTGCAAACCTGGTCGCTATTCTTTTTGCGTAGCAATAGCTGCAGTTATGCAGGCAGCCGGTCACTGGGTTCCAGGTGTAGTCGCACCATTCAATTTTAGATTTATTCAAATGCTCTCACCACCTGTCCAATCAGATATAAGAACGCCACCGCCACAACCCCATACCCCACGGCCTTGGATGACGGCTTGTCCTCACCCTCAAGCCACTCCTGGGTTAATGTTATAAACCGATTAACCCTACTGACCAACTGCTTAGTTAGGGAGGCTTTCTGATAGCTTCTCCTGATCTGTAAACGGCAATGCATTAGTATCATCATCCTCCTCCTCCTGCTCAACATCCTCTAAACCAAATTCCAAGAGAGAAGGCTGGTTATGCTGCTCTATAGCCCGTGCAATCTTTCGCACATCCTCAGACCATAAACCATGCCGACGCACAACTGCAGCAAAATCCTCTATGTCGTGTGATACCTCATACCACACCGGATTTCCGTCTTTGTCATCGTCGGCCTTTCTCCCGCAGTGGCTAAGTTCGTGGTCTATTAGTGCTGTCTTCTGGTGTTGCTCTAATAAACGCCAAACCTTGCTATTAATCACAACACAAAAGTCATAGCCGGTGAGGTGCCTTTCCCGTGCAGTGACCTTTAGAGCTCTGCCCCAGGTGGTACGGTCTTTACTGCTCCAAGGTCCTTCCCGAAAAAGGTACTTAATTCTAGCCTCGGCCAGGTGCTTGTGATGCGCGCCTATGGTCCTATGCGCTAGTATTTCAACCTCATATGCATCATCAAATTCAATTAACGCCATCTAACTCACCTTCTTATGGTTTTTCGTAGGCGCCGCGTTCATCCTCCTCAGCGCCTTGTCAACCGAATATCCAGTCATTATGCTCAAATATAGAGCAAGATAATTAGCTTTCATCGTGCCACCTTCTTTAACCCATCAGTTACCCGACACATCATATTGGAGTCGTAATCAATAAGAACCTGCACTACCTGTCCGTTCCTTAGTTCAACTCCAATGCCGCAATTATTCTCAGCAAGAAGATTATTTATCCCAAGGGCAACCCTTTTCAGTTTTTCCTTGGCGGCATCAGTCTTTACATGCTCATCTGAAGTATCTTTATTGAACTGCTTGATAACATCCTTGACGGCTTTAATTAGCTGCTCACGGCTAAACTTTGCATAACCCTTAACTTTATTCTTCCTGCAACACTTCCTTAAATCGGTTAATGTCCAATCATCAACGGAAGGTATATTTAAAACGATTTCCTTCGTTGCAATTTCTGTCATAAATATTTTCACCCCTCATATCCATAGATAGGGGAATATTTTCCCAATAGGTCAGTTTAAAAAATTAGCCCGTTGGCGACTAACCAAGTCGCCGGGCTTGATATATACACAAAACAACGTGTATAATTATTCAGGATATTTATTTATGGGCGGGAGCTTGCGACTCCCGCCTTTCTTATGCCACGGTTACACTAACCCCATGGTCCTTACCTTCAAATAAAATCTTCTGCTCAAATACCGCCTGAGCTTCCTCGATGTGTGTAATAACCAGCGTTTTCTTAAATCTATCAGCCACAGCCTTTATAGCCTCCAGGACCAACCCTCTATGCTCTGCATCCTGACTACCAAGGCCCTCGTCAACCGTTAGCCACTCAATCTTTGCCCCGGCCCTCCGTGCTAAGAGCTCAGCCAGTGCAAACCGTATTGCAAAATCAATCCTAAGCTGCTCACCACCGCTAAAAGTTTCATATACTCTTTCACCGGCCCAGTCGCTAACTATAATGTCAAGAGTCTCAGAAACACCAGCCTTGCTCTTTAGCTCCCGCTGGGTCTCAAATCTCAGGGAGTGTTCGCCTTTACTCATCTGGCCTAAAATTTCGTTAGCTATCCGTTCAAGTTCCGGTACCGCATTTTCAATTATCAGTGCCGGGATCCCATCCCTGCCGAAAGCTTTGTATAACGTCTGCCACCTGGTTAATTCTTTGGCTAACGACTGCAGTTCTACGTTTAGCTTGTCTTGCTCAAGTTTATCCTGCTCCAATGCCTCCAGCTTCGCTTTTAAAGCACCTGAGCGATTATTTAATGAGTCTCTGTTAGTGTTTAGTGTTTGCAGTGCATCACCCAGTTTCCTTACCAATCCCTGCTTAACTGGCAGGCTTTTAATTTCATCCTCGATCTCAAAACTATCTACCACCAGACATGATCTTCTGAATGTTTTATCTGCTATTTCAGTAGTGATGGCTGCTATTTTTTCCTGAGCGTTTTCCTTGTTTTGCTTCTGAACCGGCAGTTCATCTTTCAGTTTCAACCACGGTTCAAGGTAGGTTAAAAGATTTCTTAAGTATGGCAGTCTCTTAAGTTCATCAGACAAGGCCGCAACCTTCTCATCAGCATCATTTTTCTTAATGTTCAACTGTTCTATGGCCTGTAGTAAGTCCTGCTCCTGCTCCCGAAGGTTGTTTAAGAGCTCTTCACTGCTGGCAAGTTTAGCTACCTTCTCAGCCTTGGTGGCCAATATCTTAACCTTTTCTTTTGTTGTTTTGTGGTCAGATACGTTATAGTTAAGTTCATCCATTTCTTTCTTGATGTCCGACACAACTTTATTCAGCCTCTGGCACTCCGACCAATCCAGCGCTTTTAATTCCTCTTGCGCCTCTGTCAACCGTGCCTTAGCTTTAACTGCATCGGCCAAAAACCTACAAGCAGCCTTTTCAGGGTCTATGCAGTTACTGTCGTTAAGTAGTGCTACTTTTACCTCGAGAGATTTTATTTCAGCATTTAGGATGTCTTCTTTATAGTGCATTGCGTTACTTTTGTCGGTAAAGCTATTCTTAGCTACCGTATATCGTAGCTTTAAAGCGGCATCCTTCTCGGCTAAAACGTCAAGTTCTTCTAATTTCTTAACCAAGGCTGGGTATTCTTCGGTTTCCTTTTTGAATGCCTCCAGGCTGGCAATAAGGTCTACGCCCTTCTTTATGCGTTCTTGTAGAGCTAATAGCTTGTCCTGGGTTGTTTTTATATTATCAGCAAGAGTGTATCTTTTATTGGCCAAGATGTTTAACTGAGGTTCCTTGACTTCTAGCAAGACAATCTGCTGCTTAGTTTGCTCATGTTTTTCTGCCTTAGCTAGTACCTCATCCTCCATGCTAATTGCAGTTATGGCCTGCCTAAGCTTTTTCTCTTGCTCCGACCTCTCTACGCCCTTAGTGAATATTTCATCATCCAAGGTTTTAACCTGTGCATTGATTTCATCAAACTTTATTTTTTTAGCTTCAACGTCCCTGACTGCGTTCTCAACTTCCTTTAGTTCAGACTCACCGGCGACAATATCAGCAGCAACCTTTTCTAGTTCTTTCTTGGTGTTCTTAATGTCACTTTCAATCTGAGGCAAAGCTCCAATCCTTATGTCCAGTTCTAATTTCTTAGCTTTTAGCTTCTCAATTTTGTTGGTGGCCGTTCTCTCATTCTCTCGGGATTTTTCCTGCAATCTCTCATAGATACTTAGTCCAAGAATCTGCCCAAGAACTAACTTCCGTTGACCTGCAGGCTTGTTGGTGAATTCATTCGCCCGTCCCTGCAATACCATTGACGAAGCAGTAAAAGTCTCAGCGTCTAAGCTTAAAAGTTCCCGTATTTTTTCGTCAGTTTCTCTGACAGTATCCCCGGTTAATTTTCCCCACTGCCCGTCTGGCAATAATCTCTGCAATTCCAACGTGCTTTTACCTCTACCCTTAGATGAACGTGTTCTGGTTACGCGATACACCTTATCCCTATGCTCAAATTCAAGGCTTACATAACAGTCCTGCTCTCCTGACTTAACCATGTCATCAATGCTGCAGTTTCTTTTTACCTCACCGAAAAGAGCAAATAACGGTGCTATGGTGAATAATGTGCTTTTGCCGATCCCGTTTACACCAACCACGGCAGCAAGATTTACGTTGTCAAGCCTCACGTCAACCTGTTTCAATGCCCCAAAGTTTCTGGCTTCAATTCTCAGCGGTATCACGCTACCACCTCCATTAAGCTGGCAGTCATGCTTTGCAAGGTGGTTATTTCCTCACTGGCAATACCTTGCTTTTCAGCCCATTTGGCCAGCGCCTCTATAGGTCCTAATGACTCGGTTACTTCCCTGTCCCTTGCCCGATCCTGCCTCTCGATATCGGCCTTTATCTCTGATACAAAGTAAGCGCCGCCCTTGTAAAGCGTGTGTTCGATAGCCTTACGGGAAAGGAGTTTAGCCTGCTCTTCCGTGCATCTGTACTTCAACCTAGTTATAGCTCCGGTAGTTGGAAATAATAGCAACTCCCCGAATCCTTCCTCGCTCATCCCTGCAAGTTCCCACTCCATAGCACTTTTAAGGTCACCGTACTGACTAAAATCAACTTCTAAAGTACAGTACCGCCTGGCAGGAGTTTCGATAAACCTTGAATCAAACCCATTGCCGTTGTGCTCATGTATCCAGAAGCCTGTTTTAATATGCTCGTCGCTGAAACTTAGCCGCTCCGGACTTCCGGAATAAAACACTGTTTCGCCTATCTGTTGCGGTCTGTGGATATGCCCCAAGCATGTCAGACTATATCCATTCACCGCCTCTTGCATCAGTACCGGTTCATTCTGCATCATTAAGTCTGTATATCCGGTATCTGCCCCCTGGTAGGCCATGTGTGTCAGTAGAATCGGCACTCCTCCGCACTGAGACCGCATCCCAATCGCTAATTGTGTTATTTTCCCCGTCATAATTCTGTGGATTTCAGCTGCAGACATAGTACGGTATTCCTCTTGTGTGACCAGGTTGGAACGGTTTAAACCGGGGATGCAGGCAATGTCCACTAAATGCTTTACTACCCTGGGAGTAGTCTCAATGCAAACCCTCGGTATTCGCATTTCCTTAATTAATTCATAGGCTGCCACTGCATCATGACTAGGTGTTCCGCTGATAGCTACAACATCTATTCCTGCAGCACTTACCTTCCTTAACCAGGCAACAAACGCCTTAATTTCCAGGCTAGCCCGGTCTAAAAATACCCTCGAATCCTTAAACGCATCACCGGCCACAAGAACCAGATCGCATTTTTCTTCAATAATTCGATCCGCTGTCCAGTCCATAGTTCTTGAAATATCATCAAACCGGCTTTCGGGACTAGGACCGGGGTAATTCATACCCCAGTGCATGTCCGCCAAATGTGCTATCCTCATGATGCGATCCTCCCGGCCCTGGCTTCCTTCTGACATTCAAGGCAGTACACTTTCCCGCCAAAGGTTCTTTCAGAATAATCCTTTATAGCCTCTGGAGTTCTCTTACCACTACCCTGTATTTCCTCGCCGCAATGCTGGCAGAAAATCATGCCAGCAAAGGGATCTTCACCTGCACCGCTACCTGAATAATTATCCCCGCTAGTATTACCGTCATAATCACTTGCCTTAATGTCAATGACTTTCCCAGTACCGCTATCACCGAACTCTGCGGCAGCTTGGTTATCCTCTTCCGTAGCGCCCAAAGGCATTTCTAAGCCACCACCGCCAAACAGATCATTCTGCGCCCGAACTGCCGCCATTGAAGCATATCTCCTAACTGTCGGGTCGTTAAAGTCAGGCTGAAAGTCAAATTTTGCTATGGCAAAAGGGTTTTTGGCCTCGTCCGGCAGGTAAGTGTTTTTCAGGGTCAAAGCCTTTCTGATAACTCGGTTCATTGCACCAGTGCTAGCTAAAGCCAGTTTATGCTTGCGCTTCTGCAGAAGATCCCGCCTAACGTAATCCTCTACCGTCATGCATTCCTTTTTCATCTTCTCTTGAAAGTCTTTGAATCGCGACTTTTTCTTATATTCCACATTCAGCTCTTCCTCAATTACTTCAAGGTCAAGCTCATACTCATCCGTAATAATTCTCCAGGATCCGTCTGCCTGACGAATGGCAGCTACCGCTTTATACACAACCCGCATTTTTTCTATGAGGGTATGGCAGCTTTTATCCGGGTGCCACTGAATGTTTGCGGCTGAAGCAACCTTGCTTAAAAACTGTGCTGAAGGAGCCATAGGCTTAACCCAAACCTTCTTTTCCTCTGTGCCAATATTTTTATTACTCTGAGCATAGAAGTCGCCGCCTTTTATGCCTTCCGGTATCACTATATCCAGTCTCGGTACATAAAGTTCTGATTGACTTGCAAAAGTCGTGGTCGGTAGAAGGATGTTAAATTTTTTATTCCTCAGTTCCTCCACCTTAGCGGTTAAATCAAAATCAGATCTAATGGCTACAGCAGTAGTTTCGCCCACTTAAACCGCCTCCCCGGCCATTAACGAAGCTACAACCCTGTAGACTTTGAGTTCGTTCTGTAATCTGTTTAATGCTGCCCTAGCAACACTAAGCGCACGTTCATCAGTAGCTAAAACCACTCTCTCCTCTTCCGTAGCCTGGAGAACCTGAGCCTGACGTTGCTCCGCATTTTTCCCGTCAATCTTTGTACT